CGTTTATTGTTTGTTGTATTTCTTCTAAATCAGTAGGTAATTCTAAATCTAAACCAGCTTTAAAACTAGCTTCTACTGAACCGTTTTTAAATATTAAAATCGTGGGTGCCATACGAACCCTATATTCTTTTTTTATTTTTGGAGCTTTAGCTATGTCTATTCTATAGTATAAAGCATCTTTTACCTGCTTCCACTCAGCAAAACAATTTGCTTCATTAAACTTAGCCCAAAACTCTACTAAAATAGTTTCTTCGTTATCATCACCAAAAGCACTATTATCGCTTATTTTATTTTCAAAACTATCATCATCTAACCATAATTCTTCTGGTACTTCTGTTTGACTAAATGATAATAATGGTAGTAAAATTAAAATTAAAATGTTTTTCATTATTATTTTTTTTGTAATTCATATAACCTCTCGTCGATCTTATCTAGTTGTTCTCTCATTGCTTCGACATCTTCCTGTGTATCAAGTATTGTCTGACGAATCAACTCGTCTTTTAAATCATATTCTATTCTATCAATAACCGGAGCAGGAAGTTCTTTCGCTTCAGCTATATCAGCTTGTAAAGCAAACCACATACCAGCAAGCGTAACTATGCCTGCGCCTATTGCTCCTAATGTTTTTAAATCGAGTGTTACTTTAGTTTCTTCTGATATTTGTTTTGCCATTTTATCTAAATGTATAGTTAATTCCAATATTTGAGTTAAACATTTCTGAGTCCCAGAATTTAGTATATTCACCTTCAATAAATAAACCTATTGATTTACTAATCTTTAAACCAAATACTAAACCTGCTTGATAATCACTCCACTGTTCACCTTCTAATAAATCATTGTGACCACCTTTACCCCAGCTATTTCTATGTAGGTAACTAAAATCTTCGTTACCTTGTACGTATTTATGATATGGTAATATCCAGTTGCCATATGCATGTAACCAGAAGTTTGACTTATAATGGTAGAAGTCAATACCGACAATAGGAGCAACTTCACCAAACGGATCTAGTTCAGCCCATGCTTCTTGATTAAATCTGTTTAACAGCTGAGGCATTATAAGATCTCTAAACTGTTGATCAGTATGTGCAACTATAGTTCCATCTGCTTCATTTATCCAATACCAGTCATATATATTATTACCAAACTCATCTGTTGACTGATAGAATATATCATCATAACCATATTCAAAGCCCAGCGTATACCATGGATTTAATGCGTTACCATCTTCGTCCATTTCATTTAACCATATTTCTACAGGATTATAACCGTAAGGACGCTGATGTGTCCTATATATAGCACCTGCAGATACACTAAACTTCTTACCAATAGGTAACCTAGCTCTTAATTCACCAGACATATATTCAAAATCTATTTTACCAGTCTCTCTAGCTTCAAATTTTGCTATATGATATTTACCTGTATGTCTTATAAATAATCTTTTATTATCAAACTCATTACCATTAAACCTTTCTTTTTCCCAATGTAATACATATTCAAAACCTTTAACAGAAGATGTTGGTGCAGATAATCCTACATTACTTTCTGTACCGTTGTAAAAATTAGGTTTATCTTCATAACCAAATCTACCTAGTTTACGTATACCAAAACCATATCTATAATTAAACGGATGGTATTTAGCTCTGTCTTCTACTCTAGGTATACCGTAAAAATCTTCTGGATCTGTACGTATAAAGTAATTAGGTTGTACTAGTTGTGAGTTTTCTATATTACCAGCCGCATATACAGTACCATATTTTAAAAAGTCATTATATACTTCTTTAAAAAAGTTTTTCTTTTGTTCTTGTGCTGTTAAATTAAAACTAACTAGTAGTATTAAAAATGTTATAAATTGTTTCATAATTTAGTAAAGTTATTATAGTATATGTAATCACTTGTTTTTAGCAAAAATTTAATTTATAGTTCTTCTATTAATTATTCTGTCTTTGCCTTCAATTGTTTTTCTGTTTTGTATCCTTGGACCGTATAATATAGGTTTTTTATCTTCTTTGTCAGCGCCTATTTCCCAGTCTTGCCAACCACCAAGTAAAGCTAATCTTTCCCACATCTCAAGATCTTGTGTAGTAGCTTGTACTACATTGTTAGTTTTCTTTACTAAACGATCTACTGGTACGTTTGTTGTAGCTGATATTACATTAGCCCCAGCTAGTAACGCTGGATTATCTATAGCAAAACCTTTTTCTCTCATTTCTTCTTTTTCCCATTGGAAAGCTCTTGCAGCTTGATTTATCCTAGATAATTTAGAAGATATTGGTGGTGATATTCTTGTTAATTCATAACCAACTTTCTCGTATTTAGGATTAGGTTTTTCCGACTCATCTATAACTCTCTTAATAACATTTTTACCTACAGATACAAAAGCACCTGCTACACCAAGTCCTCTTAATAACGAGTCAGCCATACCGTTAGCTATATTAATATACTTATCTTCCTCTTCTTCTTCATCAATATCACCAAATGCTATAGCAAATACAGCTTGTTGTAAAGCGTTGAATATTAAGTTTTGTACAGCTGCATAATATATTATTTTAGATATGTTAGTTTTCATATCACCTCTACGATTTATTAAATCAGAAGAAGCTTTCTTTATTAACCTAGCATACTGCATCGGTGTGTTACCAAATGCTAATATTATTCTACCTAATGGACCAGCTTGTTGAGCAGATATTCTATCAGGTCTACTAGACTGTTGCGACTCTTCAGCTATTTCTCTAAAATCTTTAAATGCTCTTTCTTCTGCAGCCTTTTGTTCTATACCTTGTTTCTTATATTTATTAATCCTGTTTCTATAAAAGCTAGCGCCACCTGAAGCAATAGCAAAGCTATCAGCTATTTGTGTAGGTAAAAATCCTAACTCAAGCATTTTACTTACAACACCTCTTGCACCACCTTGTCTCGCCATGTTTGCTATATCAGCTTCGTTAACATTTATTCTTAAACCTCTACGTCTATCAACTAAAAACTCTGAGTTCATTAAGAACATAAAGTCTTTCCAAAACTGAGGTTGATTAGCAAAAGCTTTACCAGCTTTAAATATATTGTTATCGCTAAAGTTTATAAAGTTAACTGATGATATTGTTTGTAGTAACGCAGATCTAGTATTGAAAAACATTATAGTACCAATACTATTTGTTAACCAGTCTGTTACTCTACCTGTTATACTATCACTTTGGAAGTTTCTATTTCTACCTGTTTTCATACGCTCTAGTATACCTTCTAAAGCAACTCTATGTGCTTTACCAAAAGCAGCTTCCATTTTATTTAAATTCTTTTCAGAAAATATTATATCAACATTGTTTTGCCACTGTTGTAAATGTTTAGCTCTCTTAGTAGTACCTAAGTTTTGTAATAAGTCAGTTGTTATAGTACCACCTAACCAACCAATATTTGGTTTAACGTAACCATCTTCTTTATTAATAGCTATTAATTGATCTGCAAAAGTTTTTAAATCTTGTTTACTATTAACATAATCAGTAAGTTCTTTTAAATCTGCCTTACTTAAATCAGGTATAGTCATACCTTGTTTGTTCCAAATATATACTCTAACAGCTTGTTCGTTAGTAAATGTTTCACCTGCTATTTTTTTACGCAAGTTTTTTGGAACAATACCTAGTTGTTTCTTTAATTGTTTATAATCATTCATTAAAGATATTCTCTCTCTTGATACAGCATGCATTGCTGTAGCAAACGGATCTAATAAATTCTTTTTATACCAAGCCATTTGGCTATCACCTAGCTTACCTTTTGATAAAGTACTGTATAATAAACCTACAAAGTCTTCAGCTGATGGTGGTATAAAGAATTTAAACCTACCTTTATTAGCGCCAACAACAGTTGCTTTGGCTCTACTATATTCTTTTTCTGCAGCAATACCTGTCTTAGCTTCTAGTATATCATTAAAGTCTCGATCAAGTTTCTTTTGCATGTTCTTATAAGCTACTCTTGATTTTGATTTAACATCTAATACTTCAAGAGCATCTTGTACTGCTTTAACGTTTTTATATACATCATCTGTAAAATAAAAATCATTATAACCTTCTGCAGCTTTACCAATAACCCAATTAGCTTTTGCTTGTGGTGTGCCATCCTCTAAACCTGTAATGTTTTCTAGCGGTACTTCTAAACCTATACCTTTTAAAAACTCGTATATAGCTTGAGCTGAAGCTTGTGGTCTAGCTGTTAAAACAAATACATCTTTATTACCAAATTTTTCTATAGCTTTTTTAAGCTTCTCTGATGCTAATGCAGGTTTACCGTCTATTACTTCATTAAACTCTGTAAAATCAAACTCAGCATTTTGTTCTTGTAGCTTGCTATGTTGTTTAGCAAACTCTGCAGGTGTAATCTTTTTAACTTTACCATCAGGCATTTTGACAATTATTTTACTAGCTGTTGTAGCTAGTGTATCGTCAAAGTCAAATATACTAATACCTTTTTTAGGTGCTTTAGTGTTTTTAGCATTACGTAAAGCTTTATCATGGTTGTTTAAATCGTTTTGTAATCCTTCGTTATTAGTAGCTTTACTATATTTAGTTTTATTCTTTTTAAATGCTTTTGCTTTACTTTGTTCTATAGCTTGATTAGTTGAAAAGCCTTTAGCATCTATATTAAATTCTTGAACTATATTGTTACCATTTGCTAATATAATATTTGATGGATCAATACCAGCTACGTTTTCATTAAAATATCTAGCCCATATATTATCAGTTATCTTCCAACCTTCTGGTGTTATTGATGTGTAATTAAATGGTTTACCGTTTGGTTTTATACCTTTTAATTTTCTATCATCTGCTTTTGATAATAAACCTTGTTGATAATTTTTTTCGATGTTTGCAAAGTTTTCATTTACCTTACCTTCTAATGCACTAGTAAATAAATATTTAGCAACTAAACTAGCAGGTAATGTATGCTCTTCTACTTTACCATCAGTTAGTATTTTTGAGTAAAAGTTTATTGGCGCAGATGTTCTAACAAAGTGTCCCATACCTTGACTAGTACTAGACAATAAAGCTCCTATAAATTTAGCATTGTTTTTATCTTCAGCTATTAACTTTTCAAATACATTAAATATTTTCTTTAAACCTTTTATACTAGATTTTTGTCTAGCTTGAAACTCACTATTACTTATTTTATTTTCTATGTTAGTATAACTTTCCCTATTAACAGCATTAGATATATCAACATCTGATTTAGCAAACTCAACACCTTCTATAAGAGTTTCAAGATCGCTTATACTTGTAAAGAAAAAACCTCTTTTAGGTCCTGATACACCGGCGTTAGCAAAAGTACCTACAGTAAAAAACTCTTTAGGTAATCTTGGTGCTAATACTTCTTTAATAAATTTTCTAAACTCAACAACATCATTTTCATTATTAGAGTCTGGTAATATTATACCTATAGATTTTAATATACCTCTCCAGTTTTTATTTTCAGCAGCAAATTCAGTAGGGTTTTTTATAAAGCTATCATCTTCCATAAATTGGTTTTTGCTTTTTTCTATGTTAGCTTTTGAATATGCTATCCTACTTTTTTGAGCAGCTGTAACGCTAGCTGTTTGTTTTTTAACAGCAGGCGTTTGAGTTTGTTGTTCTAGTACTCTTTGCGCTGATGACAAACTAGCTTGTTGTGAGTATGTTTTAGCAACACCTTTTAATAACTGACCTATACTTCTATTGTAGTTATTAAGTTGTCCAGTTGGAGTTATACCTAAATCATTTTTAAATTGTTCAACAACTTGTGGTGATGGGTTTCTAAACTCTGGTTTTAATTCCCATATAGCTGGTTGTGATGTTAAACCTTTTGATCTTCTATTTGTTTTATTATAAAAGTAATTTAACACTCTACCTTTCATACCAATAGATAAACCTTTAACATCTTTAGCTACATCTATGTTTTCACCTAACTCATTTATATCCGCAGTGTCTGCACTTACATTTTCGTCAGGTAATATTCTTATAAATTTTTCTGCGTTTTGTCCTTGTCTAAACCAGTCTTGTATATTACCAGCTTCAGAAGCTTCTGGTATACCGTTAACTATTTTTTTAGCGTAAGTTAAATTTTTAGTTGGACTAGTTATTTTATCTGCAGGAACATTAAATACTTTATTAGCTACATTGTTAACGTTGTTATCTATAACTTGTTTAAATGTATCGTTAGGATTTACTTTAACACTACTAACTAAATCACTTTCGTTTACTCTATCAAACCTAAGTATATTTATTTTACGTCTATCAGTAACATCTTGCGGTGTTGTTTCAGTTTGTGTATCAGCTATTTGTCTAGTAGACTGATCTATTCTTGTCTCTCTAGCTCTTCTAGCTTGCTCTTGTGCTAACTGTTTATTAGCATCTAATCTAGCGAAGTTAGTATTAGCAAAAACAAACTCACCAAACGTTTTATTCATAGCAGGATCAAAGTTCATTAACCTGTCTTGTATACTTTGTATTGTAGCATCTGCTTGAGCTTTACTACTAGACCTAGATCTTACATAGTTACTTATAACACCGTTAGGTTGTGTAGCGTCAAATGCTTTTGTAAACACTTCAGTATTATTTTGAAACTCTTGTTTTGTTTTTATAGTATTAGGTACTATAGCGTTAATAGCATCTAACGCACCTTTTGACTCTTTAATTGTAGTTTCTTGTTCAACTGGTTGAGTACCTATTAAAGAACCTGTAGCTCCTTCAGCCGCTAATCTTCTTTGTGCTAAATTTAAACCACCTTCACCAATACTTTTATTATAATCTCTTACAAAGTTGTATACGTCTCTACCGTTATTAAATTTAATATTAACGCCAAACCTTTGTAGTGTTCTTCTAATAACATCACCTATTCTAGTAAAAGAGTTTTCTTGGAACTTAATATCACCAGTAGCAATAGCATCTGAAAAAAGAGTTAATGCTTCTTCCATTTGTACATCTCTTGACTGATCGTTATATAAAGCCATACGCTCTTTAAATTGACTGTCTTGTATTTGATTAACATCAATTTTATTTAACTCAGATAATAAAGAATTACCTAAGTTAATAGCGTTTTGTGGATTATCTTTAACTGTTTTAAATAATACAGCATGTAAAAACTCATGACCAGCTACATTAACAGCTTGATCTTTTACAGCTTGTTCTTTATTTAAAATAATATCTTGAGTACCATCAGCTCTTTGTATTACGAAACCTTGTTGACCAGCAGATCTTTTAACATCAGACACGTTAATATCTTCTGTTTCATTTAAAAAGTTTTCTACTTCTGCCGTAGTATTAAATCTTCTTACATTAACACCTTGTACATCTTCAGCTGCTTGAATTACATTAAAAGCGTTTTTATTAAATTCGTTTTCTATTCTAGCTTGTGAAGAATTAGCTATAGCTTGTTGTCTTTCTTGTATTGTAACATCAACAGTTGCATCAGCATACTTGCTTTGTATTTCTTTTATTTTATTTGATAGCTCAGTTTTTTTATTAACAGCTGATTTAGTATCATTGTTTTTTAAAGCATTTAACTTTACTTCTGCATCTATTATATCTGCTCTATCGTTTACATCACTTATTTTAGGATCTATCTTTTGATCAAGATTTATTCGCTGCATGCGATTATCTATAATTTTAGACATGACTTCGTCATTATCTATTTTAATAGTTGTTCCCATTATAGTAGAGTCGTCCATGCCTTTAATAACTTCTCTAAACTTAGATGCACTTAACACTTCACCATTAATACTATATTTAGCTGGAGCTACTACATTAGCTGTAGCGTCTAATAAAGCTTTACCTGGTTTTATTTTTATACCTGAAGTTGCTTTACCAGCTTCAAGAATAGTAAATGATTTATCTGCAAAACCTTCTGTTAATATTTCTCTTGCATCAAACTCTTGACCAGCTGCATATTGACCACCTATTTCACTAGCTAAACCACCAACTGTTTCTGTAGTACCAGCTGCAACAACTTGAGCACCTCTTGCTAAAGCAGTTCTACCAGTGCTAGCAACTACTTTTCTAGTTGCACCTGCAGCACCACCAGTAACCATACCAGTTACAGTATCTATAAAACCAATAGTTAAACCTCTTTTTAATGCTCTATTTGTAATTTCTGATTTTAACTCTGGATTATTTATTATTTCACTAGATATTGCAAACCTTTGCTCATCAGTCATATTAGCCCACTGTAATTTACTACCTCTTTTCTTTAATTCTTCTTCAGCTACTTCTTGTAATAATTCAGCTGTAGTAAAACCTATTTCCATTGTAGTAGATAAACCACCCATTGCTCCAGATATAGTACCTGTTACTCCAGCTGCAACTGTACCAATACCAGGTATAACACTACCAGCAGCTGCAGCAGTACCACCAACAGTAATTGCGCCAGCTGAGGCAGCAGCAAAAGCTTCTTCTGATGATGTTAAACTAGCATACATGTTACCCATAGACTGTGCTGAAAACTGAGTCATAGCTGTAGGATTTTCCCACCATGATGAAAAGAAAGCTTTAAAACCACCCATGTCTTCTTTTTTCTTAGCATAAGCTTCGCCAAACGCTATCATCTCATCTGTCTGTGCTTGGTTCTCCATTTGCCTAGCAGTTTTTAAAAACGCCATTAACTCTTCAGGTGTTGTATCGTCTTTATATAATTCTAACGCTGTATCAAGACTATAACCTTGAGCTTTACCAGAGTCCCACGATCTTGATAAATCACCAAAAAAATCAGTAACTTCGTTGCTACCAAATACTTTTTCTGGTACTGTTAACAACTTACTAGGGTTTATATCTATAAATTTATCTAAACCTTTTTTCTCAACTTCTTCAGCTTCTTCAAATCTTTCCTTTTCAGTTTTAAACTTAGGTAAAGTTAAATCAGGTATTGACTCTTGTTTAGGTTGTTTTAATTGTTCAGGTGTTAAACCAGATAATATAGCCGCTCTACTTGGAGCTGATCCCAACGAACCATCTTCCAAGCTGAACTCCGATTTTGGTGCTTGATTGTCCGGCGCCGCGTTCGCACCCACAGTCGTGGCACCTGTTATCTTTCCCACTTGCGCTAGTTTTTCATCAAACTCTGCTAGTAAAGCAATAAACTGTTCTTCACTAACGCCTGCGTCTTTGAGAGATTTTATATATTCTTCTCTAGTCATATTATTTAATTTATTGTGTGTTAGGTGTATATCCTCTAAATGTATTAATACCGTCTATATAAGATTTTAATGTTTGCTTAGTACCAGTAGCTGGGTTTGTTATCATAACAGCGCCTGCATCTCTACCACCAACTTGATATTTATCACCATCTTTAAAATGACTATATATATCTTCTTTGTTGTTTGCTAAAGTATATGATACCCATTTTTCCATGCCACCAACTTTTTTACCAGCAAATTGTCTATTGTTAATATCTACTTTACCAGTACTACCATCATCAAACAAGTGGTTATAAAAGTTTTGTAAACCATAGTTTTGAGCTAGTTGTTTATATTTAACTTCGTAAGCTCTAGCGTCTCTACTTTCACCATCTGCTTTAGTACCTATTTTTAAATATAGTTTTTCAAAAGCAACAGGATCAGATAAATCAAATATAGCTGTTTCATCACCTAAATCACCAAACTCTTGTAAACCATCTTCATTAACTTTTAATTTCATATTTTTATTAGCTACATATGAAAACGCTATTTGTTTACTATCAGGATTATATAGTACACCTTTTATATCTCTGTCACCTACGTCAGTAGATATTTTTTGATTTAAAAATATTTTATCCATATCAGTGTTGTATGTAGTTCCATACTCTTCTTGGAAATCACCAACGCCTACAAAACCACCTTCTTCATCTGGTATAGGTGTTGATCCACCTAAAAAGCTACCTATTTCACCAAACTTCTTTTCTGAATAACCTTCTATTTGTGTATTAGTTCCACCACCTTTTGGACCACTAGGATCTTTTGGTTGTGTAGGTGAAACAAACTTACTACCAATACCAGCACCAATAACTGAGTTAGTTAAATACCTTTTAACCATGTTATTTTTAGCTTCATTTAAACTACTTCTAACTTTTTTAACTTCTTCAGGATCTGTTATACCCATTTTTCTTAATATACTGTTTTGATATGATATATCGTTTTTAGGTAAATCTAACAACATAGCTAGTTCATCTGCTAGATTAGGGTCTTTTACTTTATCCATTAATAACTTGGTACCTTCACCACCTACATTGTTTAACTCTTCAAGCCTTATAGCGTCGTTAAATTTAACTTTGTTATTAAATATATCATCAATAACGCTACCATCATCAGGGTTATTTTCATCTTGTTGTTGTAGTTCAGTAACAAATTGCTCAACTCTATTTTTAACATCTGTTTCACCGTAATAAGCTCTACCTGCCATGTTACCTTCAGTACCTTTTACAGACTGACCGTATGCGTTTCTTTTTTCTAAATCAGACTTAGCTTGATTTAATAAACTTTCTTCAGCGGTTTTTATATTTTCTTCTATTTGTTTTCTAGTTTCAGGATCATTTTCACCTATAAGCCTTTGTATTTCTTGAGCATTATAAGTTAATTGTTTAGGATTATAATCTGGATTTATAGTTTTACCGTCTGCTAAAAACTTATTATCATCAACAGGTAATTCACTATCAAACCTAGGGTTATTAATAGTAACACCCATACTAAAATCGTTGTCACCTTGATATTTAAAACTTATATTACCACCTTCTCTAAAATTACTTTTTAATCCTTTTATTACTGAAGCATATTCTAAATAACTACCAGAACCATGATCATAATCTTCGTCTATTTCTAAGTCTTGTATAAAAGCTCTATCAGTTATACCGTTAGCAGCCGTTATTTTAGCTTTAAAATTAGCGTTAGCTTTGTCTAAATCTAATTTACTTTTTTTACCAGTCTCTTCTATCTTACTACCAAACAAACCAATACCACCACGTTTACCAGTAGCTTTTACCTCTAATCCTTGTTTTAAAAATGTTTGTATTTCTGCTTCTAATTCTTCTTGAAACTTAGCTCCAATATTACCAGAGGCTTCAGCTTCTTCACGCATCTTATCTGCCTGTGCATATAAATCATTTTCATATTCTTTTCTTTCTGCGATTTTTTGATCGTAATAATCCATTACGTTAGTAAACTGTTGATTAAACGACTGTTGCATAGCTCTGTTAAAACCTGTAAAATCTTCACGATAAAATCTTGGATGTCTATAACTCATATTATTTTATTTTTATATTAAAGACCAAATGCTTTTTTAAGTCCACCACCTGCAGCTGCACCAGCACCTATACCACCAATAGCTCCTAACGCTTGACCAAATCCTTGACTTGCTTGAGCTCTTAATGAAGCAGCTTGTGCTCTTGACTGATCTAATAAACCAGCTAATCTATCTTCATCTCTAAACTGTCTAGCTTCTTGAGCTTGGAACTGGAATATATCACCTCTCATTCTTGCTGCATCAACTCTACCGCCTTCAGCTAATCTAGCTTGTTGTGCTTGTTGAGCGCCTTGTGCTCTTAATCTAGCGTTTTGTACTTCTTGTTGTTCTATAGTAGCTGATATACCAGCCTTACTTCTTAATGCTGCTTGCGCTAATGCCGTAGCACCACCAGATCCAGCACCTGTAGCTCTTAATGTATCTAACGTACTAGCTAGCGATAGATCAGCTTCTTCAGCTTGAAACTCTGCTGCTTGTGTTGATACTTGTAAATTACCCATTGTATTACTAATTAAACCAGATCTATCTACAATATTTTGTGATGGATCTATTACATCTTGTCTATTAGCAACTAATCTATTTAGTTTACCTTGTAATCTTCTAGCTCTAGCCGCTTGTCTACGTGCAGCTCGCCTAGCTCCAAACCCTTGGATTAAACCACCTATCATTGAAGACGCTGCACCTGCTATTAAACCTACTGACATATTTTTTTATTTAAATTTATGATGATATATTTATTTCGTTACCTACCGCAAATAACTCTGCTTTTTCTTGACCTGAAATATTATTAGGTTCATAATATTGTAACTCAAACTCTGCAAAATAACCTTTAATACCTGTTGTTGTGTTAAACATATTTGGGTTAAAACCACTATTAAATGCACTAGATAAATAAGGTTCATCTTGCCTTAGCTCTTTGTAATACTTACTTTCTTTTAGTTCAAAACCCGCATTTATTGGCCTATTGTCTGCTCCTAGTATAGTTACACCACTTTTAGGAATTTTATATACTTTCTCTTCTTGGCTAGTGTACGTAACACCAGACCTAACTACGTTCTCTGCTTGACCTGATTCTAATGCCCAACCAGTACTACCCTCATAATAAAAAGTTAAAAATGATTTAATACTTCCTGCAGCATCGTTCATTATAAACTTAACATAAGAAGGATCACTATATACAGCTGAATAAAAGTTATTATATTGACCAGCTAAAGATCCTACGTAGTGTTTAAATATAAACTGTGTATTAAAAGTATAAAAATTATTAGCTACACTAGTTCCAAATAAAGGTTTGTAAGAATATAAACTAACCCAACCATTTGCTTTTTCTGAATAAGATATTGTAGCAAAACCTGTATTAGCAGTATCTATTTGTGGTTTAGTTGTTTTTGATTTTTTACCTTCATTTATTGTAGCACCTTGTAAAGATACTATATATTGATCATGTACTTCATCGTACATACCATACGCTTTGTCTGTTATTTTTAATAAATCTCTAAAGTAATTTTTCATACCAGCGTTTGATATAGGTGTTAAACCTTGTCCACCACCTGCACCACCTGATAGTCTCATTACAACTCCTCTGTTTTTATCAGTAAAATATTTTCTGTTACCAAACACAGCAAAGCTTTCTGGGTTTTTACTTATACCATACTTACCTGTATATGCCGCAACTTGACCTATAACTTTCATACCACTAACTGTTAAGTTACCACCTTCAGCTGTAAATATAGCATCTTTATCTATCAAAGCTCTACTAACTTTATTTTCTTGAAATATATTTAAGTTAGTTTCTTCTGCGTGTAGTTTTTGTATACTACCATGTGATAAATCTACAGCTCTAGTTATTGCTGCGCCAATAGGATACTCATTAGTTTTGTTAACTTTTGTTTTAGAGTTATATATACCTGAATACATCATAGCATTAGGTCTTCTTCTTGGCCCATACTCATTATCTGTTGCGTAAGCTCTAGCACCAAAATCAACAGTAGTACCATTAAACTCACCAAATATTCTAGCTTCTTCTACATGCCATTGACCTGGTGATGGACCTACACTTGAGCTTGTTGATAACGTAGTTCCAAGCGCCGTGCCTCCTGTTATTAAAAACGAATTATAATAATTAATTTCTATCTCTTGTGCCATTAATATAATCTTGTATTTTTATATATTTGTTTTTGTAATCTTTACCTTTTAATATACCTCTGTTTGGTATTTTATATATAGTCTTATATAGATTATCTGATATTTTAGTACCACCATAATCGTATATATTTGTTTTATTATTCTTAGTTATTTTAAGTTTATTAAAATTTCTTATTTTAACTAAAGGTTCATATTCACCATTTGGAAAAGGATCTAGTACATCAGACCAAAATATATCTATAAGTATATCATCTTTTTCACCTAACATTTTACCTAATGTTAATATAATACCTAAATCATCACGAACATTACCAGTTACAACTATATCTATATCTTTAGTTTTTTCTTTGTTTATAAAACCACCTACTAAATAGTATTCGTAATTATGTATATTAAAATCACTAAATGCTTTCCACCATTTAATTAATTTTTTTAATGTTGGTTTTTTCCAAACTCTATTAACTCTCTCTATCATCACAAGCACTAATATAACTTATAGTAGTTACTACACCTGATGAATTTGTTGTAACACAAACATATTCATTACTACCTCCACTAGATCCACTAGGATTTAAATAAAAGAAGTTATCTGCACCAACTGGATTTTCACCAGCTGAGTCTTCATATATTTTATTACCTACAAACACTATTAAATAACCTGAAACGTTGTTAACATAAGGTTGACTATTGCTCATAGATTCTCTTGAAGCATAATGAGTTACGGTGCTAGAATTACATGGATCACAAGCAGTGCTACTAACACTAACATCTAAATCACCACCACCAATTACAGTATTTTCTTCATCAATTTGTAAGGTAAATGTTGTAGCTGTAGATCCAGTAATATTTTCATCTAAACTTATAGTCATAGTTCTTTGAGCTGCAGTTCTAGTAAAAAATGTAGTAGCTGTTTGACTTATCCAAGCTGTAGTTGTTTTTACTTGTAAACTATTACCTGTTATACCAAGTGTAAAAAATTGATTATGATTTGTAAAGCTAGCAAAATTATGAGTAGCAGTTAAACCAATATGATCTTCACTGGCTAGTAGTGAACCATTATTAACTGTAAACGTAGCTACAACAGCATTGTTACCTTCGTTACCTGATAAAGATACAGAAGTAGGTCCTGCTGTTTTTTGTGGATTAGCATTTGTTACTGTTAATGTTTTTGTTTCGTAAACAGTTACGTTATTATCAGGATCTGTTATAGAATATTCTATATCAATATTATCTTTATTCGTATCTGTTCTTCTTACATTACCTTGTAGTTTTGTTACACCTGTATTTGAATCTACACTAAAAAAGCTTGATCCTAAGTTTTGTCCTGATTGTGTAGCTACTGAGTTTATAGCAAATTGTAAGTTATAACCAGCTTGACCACTTGTTAAAGGCGAACCAGTAGAATTATCTGTAGCACTAACTGTAGTTACTGTTGTATTAACAGCTGTGCTTTCTGAAAATGTATTAGTATCTATAGAAACGTTATCAGCTCCATTAGCTGGTACGTTACTAGCTAACTGATCCGATAAATCTTCTACTAAACCGCATGTTCCTGTTTCATAATAAATATCTATAAGAGACTCAAATGGTTTTGTTTCAAAAACAGTTAAACCTCCACTTTGTTCTCCAGTTGTTCCGTTAGTATGTGGATCACTAGGGAAACCAAACGGAGTGTCTAAATCTACGTTGCTAACATTTGTAACGCTCACGTTTGTATTAGTAACACCAACTGGTTCTTCTTTTAAGTTAGGTAATTCAGCTACTAAGGGATTACGTTCTTTACCTACAACAAAGTTATATATTCTAGGTTTTTTCTGTAAACCAGTAGAACCTGTACCTAAATTCATTTCTGCGCCTCCAGAAAATAAACCTTGCTCTATTGCTGAACCTATACTTATAACATCTATAAATTCTTGATTAGCAACACCAAGTTTTGATGGACCAGACGCATCTACAGATATAACTTTTGGATATAGCTTTGTATCAGATCCACTTATACCTTCTCTTTCAAAATCTTGTTCAGTAGGGTTTCTAGGTACTTTATTTATATTATCACCTTCTAATGTAAACCAACTTCTACCTTGAGAACTAGTATCTGCTTTACCGTCAATAACCTGTATCTCAGTACCATTTTGATCTGTTGTTTTTGTTGTTCCTGTGTTAGTCCAGCTATTAGAAGGATGTACACCGTATACATTATAATATTCTTGTTCAGTTTGTTTAACAACTAATCTATAAGAATACCAACCATGTGGATTATATGTACTACTATTTTGTGTGCCGTTGTAAACACCCTTAGCACTACTAGGAAATAGTTGATCATCTGCAAAAGATATTTTTAACGATTGTCCATATGCGGTTTGATTACTACTCCAACTATATCTTTTAAACGTTACTGTTACGTTATTACCAGCTGCACTTGAGTTACCTGTATTACCAGTTAAAGTAACAGTTGTTCCAATTACACTAGCAACAACACTATCATCACTACCTGTATTAAAACTTAAACCAGTATATGAAACTCTATCACCAATTTTTATATCACTGTTAGCAGAACCTAAAGTTATAGTGTTACTATTAGCAGCAACAGTACAACCACTTACAGTAGCAACTGTAAAAGTAGTTCTTTGATCTACAACATTATATGGTACTGTAAAAGTATCTGTAACATCATCAGTGCTTGAAGATAATACAACAGGTGATTGTCTACCGTATTTATCAGCAAAAACAATACCTACTTGATATGTTCTATCTTGTTTTATGTTAGAGTGTTTATGTGCTCTATGTAAATTTTGTATTATACCAAAAGTATCGTTAAACTCTGTGTCTGCTTTAGTAGCTAAATTTATAAAATAGTTTTGACCTTTTGTTCCCAACTTATCTTTTGGGTGCTCGTAGTTTTCTACAAAATTACCAAACACAACTCTGTTGCCTACTATATCTAAAGCTTTAGCTTGTAATGGTACTTGATCAAAAACTCTAGTTGTTTGATCCTCTGGTAATACTTGAAATGGTTTTTCTGATTTATAAATATATTTAAAACATTGTCTATAATAAGTGTTACTACCTGCAGAAGCTGGTTTAATTGTATAGTAATCTAACTCATCAGCACTAGCAGGCAGTTCTAAATTTTTTACAACTTTTATAGCTCTACTATTTGCTTCTTTTAATACTACTTGTATTTCACTTATATTATATGGATTAGCATATGTGTTATTAAAATCATCACTAGTATGACCTCTTTCGTCTGCGTTTGGTATAGGTATTCTTAAGTTGACTTGGTTTATAGCATTTTGCATTATATCAACTTTAGTTTTTCTAGTAACAAATCTGTCGCTAATAGAAACGTCAGGTTCATTTGATGTAGAGTTTCTAGCATCTTTATCAAACTCTAACTGACCGTTGTTTAAAGGTTCAAAAACTATTTGTGTAAACGGAGCAAAAACAGAATATTCACCATCTTCATATTTGTATCTATAAGAAAACCTAACAAAATTTTCTTTTAAATAATCAGATTTAATATTACTATTTGTTTTATCGTTTACATTATCTGCGGTAGCTGTGTTGCTTTCTGCCCAGTAACCATTTCTATTTAATAATTTTATAGGTTCATACGGAGCATATTTAGCTATACTTATTTGGCTTTCATATTGATAATGTGAAGAGTTTCTTAATGCTTTTTTTATATTTATTTTTCTTGGTTGATTATAATCGTCTGTAAAAAACAATAAATCATCTAATACTTGAGCACCAGTAATTAAATGATTTTTACTAAAGTTTAACCAAGCGCCTTCTACTAAAGTGTGTAGTTGTTCTGACTCAATATCGTATAACATTATTTGACAATTGTCTGTAGAAGAGTTATCAAAACTATTTGATCCAGCACCTTTAGCTCTAGGTATAAGCCTAATGTTTTCAGTTGTTGGTGAAGTTCCAGCGAAGTTAGTAACAAAATATACTATTCTTTTTTCTTTAGTATCTGTCACTTGACCTATAACCTCAGCATCACCACTTAATGCAAATGATGGGTTTGATAAGTGTACATTTTGTATAAGATTACCTTTAACTGTTTCTAATGCGCCAACATCTGAATCTTCTGACTCAGATAATAATACATTTTGAGCTTCACGATATTCACCTTTAGGTATAAGTCTCTCATCGAGGTCTTTGTTCATTCTACCCTTGGTAAAGTTATTAGTTATATTTGGCATGTTTAATGTTTGATATGTTTAGATTTACCTCTCATTACTTGAGTAAGCTCACCTAGTTTTAAACTTGATAATCTTAATTTAGCGTTACGCATTGCAGCTCTTCTGTCTCTTTTTGCTCTCATTATTTGAAACTCTGGTATACCAAGTTTAGTAGATATTATAGCGTGATATATGTATTTATATATAGCATCTTCAGCCATTTTATGTATTTTCATTTCATTATCAGTAGCTAAACCATCTGATACATACTTTAATGTTATTGTTCTACCAGCTAGCGAGCTATCAAAACCAAACTGACCATTTACTTCATCAACAATAAATACACCGTTTATATTGCTTGTTTCAGGATTTAAACCATATCTACCAGATTTAGTTTGTAATCTATTTGCTATATAGTGTACGAATAAATAATAATCATCTTGATTATTTGTTTTACCTGAAAAAGTATCAAGTTGAAACTGATTTGTAAATCTATCTTCAGCAACACTAGGGTTAACTGTTAATGTATTACCTTGTGCATCAAACAAGTAGTTAGCATCCGCGTCTTGCGCTATAGCTTCACTAGGTCTTGACGTAAATCTTGCAGGCATTATTGGATGTTCTATACCAGCTGTATCTAACCAAGATAATCTAACATAATGAACATAGTCTTGTGGCATTGGTATTGTTAATGTAGGAGGCACATCAACTTCTTGTATTTTTTCTACACGTTTAATATCATAACTAAATTCTTGTATACCTCTTTTTGCTTGGAACAACACATCACTTCTACTTACATTATTTAACACTTTACCATTACCAGTGTATCCATATATAAAGTTGTTTACAATATCTAAAAGTTTTATATATCTATAATCACCTAAACTTCTATCAACAAACTCTACTATTACTATATCGTCTTCTGTTAAACCAGAGTTAAAAGTTATAGTAGGTGATGAATATGAATACGTGTTAGTTAATGCTTCAACGCCGTTAACAAATACTAAAAACCCATCAGTTGATGCTGGTGGATTATCTACTGTTAAACTAAAAACAGTCTGACTTGCTGTCGCTATAAATTTTTGACTACTGTTATAATATTGTTCTGCAGTAGTTGTTCCTAATAATCCCATGTTTTATTGATTTTGTTTTGCTATTGCGTTACCTTGTGCTAATTGTATAGCGCCTTGTAATACTTCTGGATTTTTAACTACAAATCCACTGTATGCTAATACGCTAGATATAACTTCTGTTTCTTGTGATTTATGTAAAGTAAAATCAGTTGAACCTTCAGTTGAACTACTATATAAATCCTGTGTTCTTAACGTTAATACTACAGGAGATAAACTACTACTAGGCATAGCTACGTTACTTATGCTTATAGTATCACCTACAGAAAAACCACTACCAGCAGCGGTAAACTCAACACCTGTTACTGTGTTACCTACTACTGTTAAATTAAACGAAGCTCCAGTTCCTGATCCGCTTGTTGTTACACCACTATCTCCAATTGTGAAACTATATACTTGACTTGTAGTTATGTTTGTAATGTTTGTACTTATAATGTTTGTTGACTTAGTGCCTAATATAATACCACCTTCAACAAAAGGGTTTGGATCATATATATTTATACCATAAGTAGTATCTGTTGTATAACCAAATCTAGGTTCTTGCGGCATCTTTATATATTGCAGTACTAAGTTTTTTATTGTTTGTGGGTTTACAACTAATGAATTATCTGTTTGATAATATACTGGAAAGTTAACTGATGGTACAGTTAATGGTGAAGAGTTTAAATATGGTAATCTGTTTTTATCTATTTTTTCTATCTTTGTATTACCTGATACTAAATCTAATATCTGGTATACATTTGATGGTAATGCAAATAAGTTACCATTTAATTCAGATAAAGTATGAGTTGCGTAAAACTCATCTATTTGTTCTTGTATTTTACTAGGAATATCAGCGAAACCTTCGTTTGTACGATTAACGTTTTCAATATTTAAAAACTTATTATAATCATAAAACAATTTATCTAACATTTCTAACTGTACTTGTCTAGCAATATTATTAAACTCATAAGGAGTTAAATAACCTCTTTGTTCTTTGTTTAGTATAGACAAGGCTGTTTTATATACTTGGTTTACGTTAATTGCCATATTATATTTTTTATAGTAAGTGGTCACCTATAGAGATGACCACCTCTATAAATGATTATTATTTTAATCTTTTTTCAACTGTTTTAAAAACATCAATACCATCGTCTGTTTTAAACCATGCAGCTAATGCTGAATATGGGTTTTCATCAAACGGTACAGTAATTAATTTTTTACCAGTTGATTGCCATTTAAATGTTCTTTGATCTTGAGATAATTCTATAATGCCAGCTTCAACAGCTCTAATACCTGTATTTCTAACATTAATATTATCATCATTAGCAAGTTCTAAGAACAATTGTGGTTGGTTTTGAGCAAATACTAATAAGTCACGTTTAAGTTCCTTAGAAGTCATCTTAGTAACCTCTCTACCAATCTCTGTTCTTAATATAGCTTCAGCTTGATCAACATCAATGGTTTTTGCTAAATTCATAGCATCTAATTGTAGTTCGATAATATCAAGATCAGTAGTAGCTATTTCATCAGCGTTAAACTCTTTGAATATTGAACCTCTACCTGGGTGATACAAAGATAAAAACTTTTGTAATGCAACTTTTTCTTTTTCAACAAATAGTTTACCATTTCTAAATATAATGTGGCCTAACTTTGAGTGACCTTTCATTTCATCTACAAACGGAGTTTGTTGGTTTCTTGCATATTTAATTTCTCTTTCGTATCCTTTTTCTTTATCGAAATAAAATAATCCTCTTGATTTTATAATATAGACAGGAGGATAGCTGTCCATTTTAAGCTCATATAATCTATCTTTAACTTCCCATTGTGGTTGAGCTACCACAGGGGTTTTTTTCTTTTGTTTTTCCATGATATAATATAATAAAAATTAAAAAATATAAAGAGCTAGGGTGCCGAAGCACCCAACTCTTTAATAAATATACTACTTGAATAATACGAAATTATTAGCAGCTTGTACAACTAAACATCTTTCTGATAAGTAGTTGATTTCCATCTTATCGATGTTTGAACTTGTAGGTCCACCTACAGATCCAGTCACCCAAGACTTCATCTTTCTATCATCAGCTTGAGATGCTCTATATCTAACGTGTAAGAAAGGTCTTCTTACGTTAGCAGCAACTTGCTGGTCATATACACTAGAAGTACCTGCAGGTATTAATACACCTTTAATATCTCCTAATAATCCTCTTGTTGAAGAGTCATTTAAATATTTCCAGTCAGTTTTATAGAAGTCATAACCGCCTCTTCTAAATCCTGTAAATCCAAGGTTAAGTGCCATATCTTCTGAGTTTTCAAATACTCCGAAAGCAGTACCACCTTGAGCACCAGCTGATAGGTTAGCTAAGAAGTCATCAATGAAAAGATTAGAAGCTCTATCAAGATAAAGCATGTTTTCTTCAATTGATCCTTGTTTATCTAACTCAGCAAGTAATAGATCAAACTCATCTAATTGATCTGCAGCTGCAGAAGTCGCAGAGTCAAAGTTGTTTGTTGATACTATACCTCTTGATTCAATAGCAGCAAATAAACCTTCAGAACCACCTAGTGCATTACCAGAAGCATCAGATAATGATACGCTTGGTTTTACAGCTTCAACCATTACCATTTCTAAGTAATCGTTAAATCTTGCTCTAGTATCTCCAGAAGATTTTAAGTACCATAAGTAACCGTTTTGTCCAGCTTCACCAGCAACTTCTACCCAGCCGATTTGTGCTGTGTCAGAACCGTTGATTTCAAAGTGATCTTTGATGATCATTGGTTTGTTAGTGAAAGTTTTGAACTGAGGCTCAATAGCACCTGCCATTTTGTCAGTACCTTTTGCAAATTCAGAACCATATACAAAGAAGCTTATTGATAAATCTGATACATCATCAATGTTTGATAATGCAGCAAAGTTAGCAGCAGCATAAGGTTTTACTAAGATGTAAACATCTGTAACCTCTGTTACTACACCTTTTTGTACTGAAGCGCTGTTTGATGCGTGAGCAGCAAATTTAATTGCAACTGTAGCACCAACTCTTACTGGGCATGTAGCCGCTGTGTAAGACTCAGCCGCGCCTGAATCAGCATTAGTTAATGAGCTAACTAAAATTTTGTTAACTCCTGTGTTCATTTGTGCACCGAAAGCTAAGTGTAGTCTACCTTGTTCTGACCAAATAATTTGATCTGACTGTAAAGGCTCTTCTGCACTTAACATCGATAAAAATCCAGATATAGTTCTGTTACCATATCTGTCTACTTCCTGCTCATATAGATCAGGTAAGTATTGCTTAGTCCAGCCATCGTTTTGAATATCTAAATAGTTTGAAACTAGCGGTACTTGTTTGTACGCTGGTGAAACTATTGAACTCGCACCTGGGCCAGAAAAACTAACATTTGTAGCCATAATTTTCTAATTTTTAAAGTGTTTGTTAATAATTTTTAAGTCGCTTTGAAGCAGTAGAACTATTATCGCCGCTTATAACTCTCACTTTTACGCCGCCAGTATCAACTATACCATCAGCTGTTTTTCTATCCATATTAATATTTTTAGACTCAGCTGTTATAGTTTTTAAAGCATCAGCTTTACCTTGTTCATAAAAGTGCGTTGCTAAAGCGTCAGCGTTTCGTGCAGCAAATAAAGACTTGTGATAACCTTTAGCATCTCCTAATAAGTTATCCTCATTGATATATTTACTAAAAACTTTCAATACATCGTTCTGAGCTTCTTTAGTTTGTTGCACATCTTTAACGTTGTAACGATACTTTTTGTCCCCAACTTGAAAATCAAAACCTTTGAAGTTCTCATTAAAAACTTGATCAGTCTTTTTATTAAAGTGTTGTGTTTGCTTTGCGGTTAGTTCGTTAACCTCGGCTTGCTCTTTATTATAACGGTTGAAAAAGTCAATTGCCTTTTGTTGTTCCGGCGCTAACTTAGATCCCAACTTGACATCTTTGTAATATTGCGCTTTCATGTTTTCCAAATGGTTTTTGGCTTGTGCAACAGCTTCTTTATAAGCAAGCTTTTTTCGCTTTACGTCCCTTGGTTCATCTGTCTCTTCGTCGTAGCTAAAATTATCTTCTAACATAAAATTAACTTCTTCTGAAGACAAATGAGGTTTTGTAGATTTGTAGTACTCTCTCAAGAGCGCTTCGCTGTCTACATTTGAGTAATCCGCGTTGAGTCGAACGTAGTCCTCTAACGTTCCACCAGTCTCATTCATAAACTTTACAAGTTCTTGTATGTTTTCTGGTAGTTCCACTTCTGGAGTTTTATCTTCAATTTTTTCTTCAACCTCTTCAACTACTTCTTCAGTAGGCTCAGGTTGCTCTTCTTCCTCTGTTATTTCTTGTAACACTGGAGTTTCTTCCTGTTCTGGTTGAGTAGTTTGTTCAACTACTTCTTCAACAGGTTTATCTTCAACTTTTTCTTCAGCAACTTTTTCTTCTTGTTCATTGCCAAGTTTAGTTAAATCTACTTTGTAAGTACCGTCTTCCTGGAAGCCAGTATCTTTTTTTGGTTGTTCAGCTTTAGTTTCTTCAACTTTAGTTTCTTCAACTTTAGTTTCTTCAACTGACTGATCAACCGCTTCTTGTTTTTCTGCCATAATATAATATTATAAAATTAGTAAAATTATCTTGGATCAAATTGTTCCAAGCCAAAACCACCTAAATTGTCAAAGCCTTTTGACTCAAACTTTTTAGCTGGTAAGTCTTTTTTTCTTTGATCGATTAACTCAGACTGTTGACTAGCTTGTATTCTAGTACGCTCGTCTTTACGATCTTCTTTGTATTTCTCTTTATCTTTAATCACTTGTCTTTCGCTATCTTTAAGCTTCATATTAAAATCAAATTCTGTTTCCATTAATTGCATTTTAATTTGAGCTTCTCTTTCCATTTTTTTAATATCAAACTCTAACTGAGCTTGGTTAACACTAATCTTACTTTCAGCTAGTGCTTGTTCTTTTTGCATTTCAGCTTGCGCAGCCGCTTGTGCAGCTTGAGCGTTAGAGTCTGATTGAGCTTTTATATTTTCTTGTTGTATAGCTCTATCTCTATCTTGTTTTTTCTTTTGTCTTACTTTTAATAACTGATTAGCAAGTTTTAAATTTTTAACCTCTCTAATATCAATAGCATCTTGCAGACCAATTTGTTGTTGCTGCATTGCCATTTGTATATTGTTTTCTAATCTTTGTTTTTCTTCTTCATCAGGCGCTAACTCTAAGAATATACCAAAATCATGTAAGTGTAATTCCTTAACTTGGTTTAATGTACCTACGTTGAATCTACCTAATGATAATATAAATTGATTTTTAGTGTTAGAATATTCTAATACATCTGATATTCTTAATGATACTGCTTCAGCTGTTTTTAAAGCTAGATAAACACCTGCTTGTAATACGTGTCTTGTAGCTGTATTACTATTAGCTGCGGCTAGTTTCTGTAAACCAACTAGTGATTTTTGATCTGGCATACTACCATCTCTAGCTTCGTTTAATCCGGTTACATCTCTTATCATTTGTAAATAGTAGTTGTATGATTGTATTAAACTAGATATTTTACCTTGACCTCCACTTGATCTTAATTCTTGTATAGGCATTTTACCTTGATTAAAATCACCATCTTGTGTCATTGATCTACCAATAACACTACCAGTTTGGAAATACATGTTTAATGCTTCTTGTGGATTATAGTTTGTGCCATTACCTAAATCTATTTCAGCTAAACCATCTGCATCAAGATAAACACCGTCTGGTACTACTCTTGACATTACTTGTTGTAGTTTTAAATGTGTTAACTGTATCATGTCAGCAAAAGTAATCATACGAGCTACTAAAGACTCTGGTCTACCTTTATACATACGTGGAGCAACTATATTATAACTCATAGCTACTTTAGTAATATCTGACTTAGGTCTTGTCATGTTTTCACACATTTTCCACTCTAGCAAAGTATCATAACCTACAATTTTTGTACCGCTGTATAATACTTCTATTGCTCTTGAAACTCTTTGAAATCTAGCTCTTTGATCTTTTGGCGGATTAAATGTGTCATCTTTTTTAAGCGCTTTATCACCACCGCTACTAGTTTGTTTTACTTTATAAACTTGATGATGAAAAGTTTTATATTCAAAATGTAAAACGTTTACGTATCCTTTTTCGTTACTGTCTTGTGGGTAATATATATATCTATCATACGTAGCACTTTCATATCTCTTTTCAATTTCTTCTAACTCTTCAGTAGTTAAGTTAGGAAATTGTTTAGCTAAATCTTTTATCTGTACTCTTTTAACTTCACCAACATAATATAAATCATCAAAATATGGAGACTCACTATAAGAATAAACTAAGTTAGTAGGATCTATATATTCTAATTTTATACCTTCTGCAGTATTAAAACTGTTTTTACAAGCAGCAATACCTAAAACAGTTAAATCATAATCTAATCTTTTCTTAATTAAATTATACTTATTTAAACGCATTACATTGTTTATAGCTTCTTCTTCAGCTATTTCAATTGATTGCTTGTAATCGAGCTGCATGTGAACCGCAAGCTCTTCGTCGTTTTCTGGTAATTTTTCAGGATCGTTGTTAAAAGTATTTATAGCTGTTTCATCAACAACTGTTTGTTTAAAACTTTTAAACCTCATATCCTCTAGCATAGCTTCTATATACTCTGTTCTCTCTTGTGCTGCTAATGGATCAATTGAAAAAGCTTTAATATCGTACAACCTATCGTTTATACCATTAACTACTATATCTACAAATTTAGGTATAATAGGTACTGGTTTCCAGTCTAAGTTTAAATAGCTTAAGTCACCATTAATTGATAACTCATCTTTATATTTTTGTATTGATTGTTCTCCTCTTGCGTATAATCTAAGTTCATGATTACGCATTTGCATATCATAATATCTATCGCTACCGCTGTCGCGTTTAAACCACTCGGCTTCTATGGCTCTTGCAACTTGCAAACCATATTCTTTACTAGACTTCTCAGCGTCAGGCACTGCCTGGCTTGGAAATGTAGACTTTTTTTGCGTTTTAATCATTAGTTATTATTTTTGATAACATACCTTTATTGTCGTATTTAGTAAAACCAAACTCTACTTTGGCTTGAGTTCTTGCTGGTTTAGGGTGATATAAGTTTTTATTACAAGCCATTATAGCAAGACCTGAGCTAATAGTAGCATCAAACCTTGTTCTATTATTTATGTCAAACTTTGACCAATCGTTTAATGTTGTATTAAAATTTATATTACCGTAATCACCATTTTCTTTTAAACCTACATGTTGCTGTATATAACTTTCAATTGCAGCAGCATGAGCTTGTTTAATATCTTCGCTTGAGTTTGGTATACCGCCAACTTCTTTTTCAGCTGTTGATAATTTATTCCATAATTTATCTGGTCTGTTCATTGAGTAACCTCTGTAACCTCTACGTTTTAAATAATATAAAAGTCTAGGTTTATTGTTTTCTGCTAATAATGGCATACCATAAAATACTAATGCCATCAATACATCTTCAAAAAACATTTCAGCTGTAGCTGGTCTAGCTACATATTCAAGAAAAAAAGTATTAGGTGGAGCGTCTTCCATGCTAAACTTAGTTAAACCGTGTAAAGCACCTTTTGATCCTTGATTATCTACAGTTCCTGATATATCATAACTATCACAACCAAAAGCTCCTATGTGTTCGTTGCCTGGATATTTAGTACCATTTTTTATAAAATAACTGTTTTGTAATTCAAGCGGAGGTACCCAAGCTATATTAAATCTACCTGTTTTGTCTGGATAAAATTTTACTTTAGTATCTTTTATACCATCTTCCCAAACAAAACTACCTTGTATAGGTTTAGGATTTATTTCATTATAATCTATTTGCTCGTATATCTTTACTAAATTAAATATACTATTTTTAGTTTCATCTCTGAAAGCATGTTCTTCAGTTCTTGGAAACTGTCTATAAAATTCATTTAAAGCATCTTGATCATTTTTTAAACCATCTGCTTCGTTTTGCCAATGCGCTATAACACCTATATCTATTATATCGCCATAAGGTCCTTCAACCTCTGTGTCTGGCGTTTCCAATACAGGTAATCCAAAAGAATCAATGAATCCTTCGTAGTTCCATTCCATAGGTATGAACAAACTATATAGTCCCGAGCTAGTCTGTCCGTTGCGGTTTCTTTTTGTGACGTCTGAGTCATAGTATAATTTTTTAAATTCATTACCGCCTTTATCTAATGAGTTGCTTGTTGAACCCATCATACACTTACCAATAATTCTACTACCTAATCTTAATGTTGTTTTCGTGACACGCCAGTTGTTGAGGATGTTGTTCGGCCGCTCCCACTTCCCCGACTCATCATGGACGAGGAGTTTAAGCTTCTCTCCATCGTAGGAGTTGTCACCTGTATTCTTCCAGTCGATGGTGGTGTCCAGTCCTGTGAGCTCCTCGGGCCTCTCACTCGTACTCGTGATTTTACGTCTAGTAAGTCTGGATGCGGGTACACGATAGGCCAGTTCGGTTTTTGGTCGATCCATACCATCTTGTATCGGTTTGAAAAAGAACGGATAGTTAACGGATATTGGAACGACTTTATCAGTAAACATCTTTTTTGCATCGGGCCCAGACTTGGATAATATTCCAAACCTAGCATCGCTTGATA